GAAGATGCTTCAGTAGATCTCATTGGAATGCTCTCCAGTCGAATGGGGGCTGCTATTCACGATGGTATTGAAAGAGCATGGAAAACCAACCATCACCTTGCTATGGAAGCCTTGGGCATTCCTAAGCGAGTGCGGGATATGGTTGTAATCAACCCAGAACCAGGTACTGACCTAACAGACAAGATTCCAGTCTATCTGGAAGTAAGGTCAGAGAAGAAAGTAGGCAAATGGACTGTCACAGGTAAGTTTGACTTTGTTGGTGATGGAAGGGTTGAAGACTTCAAGTCCACTTCAGTATGGTCTGCAATCTCTGGCAACAAAGATCAAGACTATATCTACCAAGGAAGCATCTATCGCTGGCTTCGTCCAGACATTATTACCAAAGATCAAATGGCTATTCAGTGGCTATTCACTGATTGGTCTGCATCACAAGCAAGACAAGATCCTTCTTACCCTCAAAGCAGACACCAACAGAAGATCTTTGATCTGCTCCCAGTCAATCAAGTAGATGCTTTCATTCGTAGAAAGCTTGAATTGATTGAACAGTATTGGGATGCACCTGAACGAGATATCCCTTATTGCACTGATGAAGAACTATGGAGGTCTGATCCCGTATTCAAGTATTACAAGAATCCACAGAAGACTCAGAGAAGCACCAAGAACTACGAGTCAATCCAAGAAGCCCGCATTCGATTCATTGAAGACGGCAGTGTTGGTTTGATCAAAGAAGTTCCTGGTCAAGTGAAAGCGTGCAAATACTGCCCTGGTTTCAGTTTATGTACACAGAAGGATGAACTGATTCTGAATGGCGATCTTGTATTCGATTAAACCAAACCAAGAAATGAAAGCGACCTATGCTCCCTGTTAATGAGATGCAGCATCATCCTGTTTCTGAGAAGCTTGTAGAGATTCTTTGCAGTAAAACTCAGAACGACAACCCTCTGTTCTTCAGAGTTCTTGTAGCCTATTACTGCTGCTTGGCTGCATCCATGATGCGAACCACGATTGCCACACATGATCGTGGTGATATTCCAGTGAATATCTATGCCATCAATCTGAGTCCTTCAGGTACTGGTAAAGGGTTCTCTACCAACATCATGGAGAACAAGGTCATGCACCTGTTCCGCCATCGGTTTTTGGAAGAAACATTCCCTCTTCTGGCTGCACAAAACTTGCCTAAGCTGGCTAATAAGCGTGCAGTCAGAAAGAACACAGACCCAGATGAAGAGCTTGTGCGCGTAGAGAAAGAGTTTGATCAACTAGGGCCACTGGTTTTCAACTTTGACTCAGGTACTCCTGCTGCTGTTAAGCAGATGCGTCACAAGCTCCTGATGGCTGATGCTGGTTCAGTCAATCTTCAGATTGATGAAATCGGATCCAATCTATTGGGTAACTTGGATGTGCTCAACACATTCCTGGAACTCTATGACGTTGGCTCCATCAAGCAAAAGCTGATCAAGAACACCAGCGACAATCTTCGCAACGAAGAAATCATTGGCAAGACTCCAACAAACATGATGCTGTTTGGTACTCCTGCAAAGCTGCTGAATGGCAGCAAAACGGAGGAAGAGCTGTACTCCATGCTGGAGACTGGTTATGCACGGAGATGCTTCTTTGGCTACATCCGTGCCTCTACCAAGAAGATCCACCAAACACCTGAAGAGGTGTATCACCAACTTACTCAAGCCGGTGATGATCAGTTCTTGGAGTCCATCGCTGACCGATTGGAGAACCTTGCAGACATTATCAACATCAATAAGAGGTTGGTGATGAGCAAGGAAACTACTTTGCTGGCTATTGAGTATCGACTCCAGTGTGAAAAAGAAGCTGATGCTTTGCCTGAACACGAAGAAATTCGCAAGGCAGAGATTTCCCATCGCTACTTCAAAGCATTGAAGCTTGCTGGTGCTTATGCCTTCATTGATGACTCTCCTGAGCTGACCACAGAGAATCTTTATCAAGCCATTAAACTGGCTGAAGAATCTGGTGAAGCTTTTGGACGACTGCTTACCCGTGACCGTGCCTACGTTAAGTTGGCTAAGTACATTGCCTCTGCCAAGACAGATGTGACCCAAGCTGATTTGGTAGAGGATCTTCCTTTCTATCGTGGTGCTACGGGACAGAAGCAGGAAATGTTGAACTTGGCTATTGCATATGGCTACAAGAACAACATCATCATCAAGAAAACGTTTGCTGATGGCATTGAGTTCTTAAGGGGTGAAACCCTCAAGGAAACCAACCTGAACGAGATCATCGTTTCATACAGCACCGATATCGTGAAGGACTACCTGAACGAACGAGTGCCTTTCCAGAAGCTCCATAAGCTTGTCCAAGCCCCAGGAATGCACTGGGTAACACACTTTCTCAACGGAGGTTATCGCAACGAAGAGAACGCTATTGCTGGCTTCAATATTGCTGTGATGGATGTGGATGGTGAAACCAAACTTGAGGTTGTTCGTCAGCTTCTGAAGAACTATCAATACCTCATTTACACTACCAAACGCCATACAGAAGACGAACACCGATTCCGACTCATCATGCCTCTCAACTATGAGTTGCAGCTTGATGCTAAGGACTACAAGGAGTTCATGTCCAACATCTACGACTGGCTACCCTTTACGGTGGATACGGCTACAAACCAAAGAGCCAGAAAGTGGATGAGCCATGCTGGTCATTACGAATACAACGATGGTGAGTTATTGGATGCTTTGCCTTTCATTCCCAAGACCTCTAAGAACGAAGAGCGTAAACAGCGTCTGAGTTCTCAACAGGACTTGGATAACCTTGAGCGTTGGGTAATGAATAACATTGGGGATGGCAACCGCAACAACATGCTCTTGCGCTACGCAATGATCCTGTTGGATAACGGAGCAGACTTCGGTGCAATCCAAACCAAGGTCAACATCTTGAATTCCAAGATTGCTGACAAACTGGATGAAGCTGAAATCATGTCCACCATCATGACAACCATCGGAAGAAAGCTTTCACAAAAAGCTGCTGCCTAAGGTTGTGGAGTGTGCCTACATTGAGTAGGCCGCTCCGCTCGCTTCTTTGAAACGTTAACAAAAGCCCACTACATAGGAAAACTCATGTCTCAAACCAATGACCATCTGGTATTGCTCGTAGGCAAGTCTGCTACTGGCAAATCAGCATCTCTCCTTAACCTTGAGAAGCCAGAAGGAGTGATGTATCTGAACTGTGAGAACGGCAAGAAATTGCCTTTCAAAAGCAAGTTCATGCAGTTGACGGTTACCGATCCCTATCAGCTTTTTGAAGCCTTCCAAGTGGCTGAATCAAAGCCAGAGATCCATACCATCGTCATCGACAGTCTGACCTATCTTCTGGATATGTTTGAGTCCATGTATGTCTATAAGGCAGCAAATGGACAACAAGCGTGGTCTGACTTTCAACAGTATTTCAAGACCTTGATGCAAACACACGTTGCTGGTTCATCCAAGCGTGTGATCTTCACTGCTCATGTTGATGAATTTTTGAACAAGGGTGAGATGATCATGGAGACGAAAGTACCTGTTAAGGGTGCTCTCAAAACCAATGGCATTGAATCCTACTTCACGGTTGTCATCGCAGCGAAGAAGATGCCTCTCAAGGATCTTGCTGAATACAAGAACGATCTTCTGGTGATCACAGCAGAAGAAGAAGCCCTTGGCTTCAAGCACGTCTTCCAAACCAAAATCACTAAGGACACTGTTCATGAGCGCCTGCGTGGTCCTCTTGGTTTGTGGAGCAACAACGAAACCTTCATCGACAATGACATGCAAAAGGTACTGAACCGCTTGCATGATTACTACACCGAATAACCCCTTCCCCTACCTGTTCCACGAAAGGACAAACCATCATGAATATGCTTGCTAACCTGACTACTCAAGAAGACATTGCCGATGAACGTGACTCGGTTGGTGGTGGTGGTGTACTTGATTCCAATCTCTATGAGATGACTATCGAGTATGCATACCTGACCAAATCCGATGGTGGTGCCCTGGCACTGAACCTGCGCCTGAAAACCGAAGATGGTCGTGAGATCCGCTCTCAGCAATGGATGACCTCTGGCACTGCCAAGGGTTGTGTGAACTACTACACCGACCGTCAAGGCAACAAGCAGTACCTGCCCGGTTTCAACATGGCTAATGCAGCAGCACTGCTGACCACTGGCAAGGAAATCTCTCAACTGTCCACTGAGCAAAAGGTCATCAACCTGTACAACAGTGAAGCCAAGGCTGAAGTGCCCACCAAGGTGGACATGATCACCGAACTGTTGGGCAAGAAGATCCTGGTAGCACTACTGCGTCAGAAGGTCGATAAGACCCAGAAGAATGAAGCTACGGGTGCTTATGAGCCTACGGGTGAAACTCGTGAAGAAAACGAGATCGACAAGATCTTCCGTGCTTCTGACAAGAAGACCACGGCTGAGATTCGTGCTCAAGCTGAAGAAGCAACTTTCTACAAGACCTGGGCAGACAAGTGGGTTGGCAAGGTCAAGGACAAGACCGCCAAGGATGCTGCCGGTAAGACGGGCACTGCAGGGGCTCCTAAGGCCGCTGGAGCCGCTGGAACCAAGAAGCCTACCCAAAGCCTGTTCTCTTAAACCAAAGGCCCTCAGGGGCCTTTAAAGCCTTTTAGGAGCTTCTTATGGAACCGGATGACAAGTTTGTTGTGGAAATTCGCAGATCGGCTGTGGATTTTGCCGTGCGTGTGTTGCATCTCCAGCACGACCATTCTGCTGCAAATGCTATGAAAATTGCAGCAGAGTTTGCCGACTTTATGCTTTGCAAAAAAGCAGTAGCCGAAGACCCCAAGAACTGAAAGTTTTTATGACCAACTCCACTGAACTGAACGAAGCCTCCAACGAGTCAAAGAATAGTGACCCTAATCTGCAGATTGACGATCTCACTGCATTCGTTTCTATCCTGACTCGTTGGCATCAAGTAAAAGTTCATGAATTGAATCATCTACTCACCATTCCTGATGAAGGCCATATTGGCGTCATCCTTGAAGAGAACGGTGAAACCAAAGAGCATGTCATGCAAGGTGAAATGCTGGAAGGATTCAAAGCAGGCATCAAGGTAGCACTCACTGCCTTGGGTCAGCTTCCTTTCACTTATGTCTTGGAAGACGGCCCTACTAACCCTATGACAGAAGCTGCCGAAAACCAACCGAACTAAGGTTGTGTATGGGAAGTATTTCTGTCGTAGGACTAGACCCCAGTCTTAGAAACTGGGGAATAGCCCAAGGTACCTTGGATCTTGAAAGCAAAGAGCTGGCCATTCATAAAGTTCAAACTGTCAAACCAGTTCTCTCAACTGGTAAACAGACCCGCCAGAACAGTTTGGATCTTGAGTCAGCTTATCAGCTTTACCAAGGTGCCTTGGCTGCTGCTAAGGACGCTCACGCAGTCTTTGTTGAAGTTCCTGTAGGCTCACAGTCTGCACGGGCTATGGC